GGCGGCCTCGCGGCCCGCGTCCACCGTGACGCGCTTCGGGGTCGTGATGCTGACCTTCTCCCAGCCGTCGATGCCGGGCAGGTCGCCGCGGGCGATGGCGTCGCCGATGATGTAGCCCCACGTAGGCAGGCAGACCGAGTCGATGAGGATCTGCTGGTGCCTGCTCGCGATGCGGTCCATCTTGGCGACCGTCAGGCGCACCGAGGCGCCGTTGATGTTGGTCGGGTCGATGAAGTCCAAGGGCATCACGCCGAGCGAGGCGTCCGCCTTGGTCATCCGCATGAACGGGTCGAAGTTGCTGTTTGGGCGGTTGCTGGCCTTGAGGTCGAGGTCCTCGCCCGGCTCCAGCGCGACAAACTTTCCGCCGAGGCCGTGGCCCATGGCGTTCACCGCCTGCGGGTTGCTGGCAAGTTCCGAGGCGAGGTCGGGACCGAACTCCCCGCCGTTGCGCTTGAGAACGCGCACGATGTCGGCGTGGTCCTTTACCGCCGTCTTCTCGAGCGCCATCATCTCCATCGCGTCCTGGATGTCGTTCCAAGAGTGCTGGAGGAGAGGCAGGCCGCGGGCCCCGGAGACAAACTCGGGGTCGTGCACCATCATCATCGCATTGGCAAGGATGAGGCGGGAGGACGAGTCGGAGCGGTAGACGTTATAACCGACGATTTCACCATAGGCGCCGAACTGGATGCCGTCGTGCATGCGCTCCGGCACGTTGGTGTCGGGGTCGCCGACTCGGTGCGCCTCGATGCCCTGCAACTTGGCGAGGCCCTGCCCGTTGCGGACCTTCGCGAGGAAGAAGTCGCCGTCGAGCACCCAGCGGCGCTCCGCGATCCGCAGGAGGTCGTTCAGCGAGTAGCGGCCCGTGATGTCAATCTTGCGGGACTTCTCGGCGAAGTAGGCCTCGGCCGTGGCGTTCCACGCGGCGTCGCCCGTGTGCGCCTGGAACTTGAAGCCGTCACCGACGGTGTAGAGCACGAGGTCGGAGACCATCTGCCGCACCAGCCCAGAGTTGCGCTCACCCCAGCGGAGCTTCTTCAGCAGCTCGGCCCGCTTCGCCGGCGTGAGGTCGCGGCGCTGGTCCTGCGCGGGGGACAGCCATAGGAACGAGCGGCGCCCCGTGTAGCGAGCGGCCTCGTAGCCGGCGCCCGCCCCGAAGTTGTGCCCGCCACCCATGGCGGCGGAGGCCTTGGGCGACTTGGCGGGCTTCTTGATGCTGGTCTTGCGAGGAGCGGGCATAAAATCAGAAGCCGTCGAAGGACCGCCAGTAGGGACGTATGACGGTCGTGCGCTGGCCGTAGGTCGCAGGGTCGAGGTTCTGGAGCGCCATCTTGCACTCCGCCAGGACCTCCTTCACGGGCATCACAAACTGCTTCGAGACATTCGTCCCGCTGTCCGAGTAGGACATGATGGTCTTGCCCTCCTTGAGCATGGAGACCGCCTTGTCGCGGATCGCGAGGATGTCGGACTCGGACAAACCGATGAAGATGCCGGATGCTGCCATGGTGGTCTACCCTAGGCAACAGGTCAAAAGAGAGGGGAGGAGACGGCCCCGCCCACCGCCAGCCTGCCAGCCATGAGCACAGCGAGACCGTCTCCGAAGATAATCAAAAGGGATGGGGCTCATGAGTCAACCTCAACACTCGGCTCCGCCGTCGGGGCCTGTGAGCCGACAAGACCCCAGCGGATAGCCAGCAGGGCCGCCAAGCACTCGCAGTCGAGGGCGTGATTGTCCTTCTTGCCCTGCGGGAGAATCCACATGGGCTTGCCGGTCCGGCGGTCCTTCACGCGTACCTCGGCGTCCATCTGCTCCGCGTACTCCGCCGGCGCGTCGCTGGCGAAGGTGTGCAGTCGTCGGGCTCTGAGGCCGTGCAAGATGTCCTTAAGGGCAATGTTGGAATACGAGATTAGGCGGGCGCGGTTCCTCTGCCCAGGCACAAGGACGGCCTGTGGCTCGGAATAAAAGCGGCGCTTGTTCTGCCCGATGGCGAAGTCCTCCTGCCCCGAGCCCTTGGCGACCTTCCAGTTGCGCTTCGCGCACTCGGCGTAGACGATCTGAGTCTGGTCGCCCGAGTCGACGAGCACCATCGCAGGATGGATGCCGTGGCTGACGGCGAGCGCATCGAGCTCCTGCCAAGTCTCCACCCTGCCGAACCAGCGCAGACGACTGTTCCCCTTCTCGCCCCAGGAGCGGATGACCGCCCAGAAGTGACCGCGTTGAACGTCGATGCCCATCGTGCGGAAGACGATGCCCGAGGCCTCGCGCGTGAACTTGCCCTTCGGGTCGAGCCGGGCCTCCTCATCCCACGCCTCAGCCATTCGGTAGTCGCTCGCCTTGGCGTCCGTGACCATCGTGCCGCCCTCCTCGCTCCACGCCATCGCAAGACGCTTCTGCTTGAAGATGCGCCGCGGGGCCTCGTCGCCGTAGATGTCAGACGCCTCGGAGGCCTCGAGCATCATCACCCCAAGGTCGCCCCAGCTCATCGAGGCAAGCGAGTTCCAATGCAGCCCGACGTAGCCCGATCGCGTCGCCGGTGCCGTGGCGACAAACTGCCCGCTGGAGTTGCAAGCCGTTCTCGTGCCGGCGGTGTCGGGGAGGCGCTCCTTGCAGGACGCGCACTCGTAGGTCGTCCCCGCCGCAACCTTGGCCTTGTCCCAGCCGCTAGAGGTCTTCGCGGACTCTGGAAAGCGCACGAAGTCCCATAGCCAGGGCTGAAGATGGTCGCACTTCGGGCAGCGGAAATGCCAGTCGCGCTGGTCCGTCGATTCGTGAAGCACGTGGAAGTCGTCGCCGGCGATGCCGCCCTGCGACATGAACAGGCGCTTCCCCATCCAGCCGAAGGCCGTCACGCGCGCCGATGCCTCGCCGATGTGACCCTTGGGCCATTGCCAGCACTCGTCCCCGATGAGCCAACGGATCGCGCGGCGCTGTAGGTTCTTCTCGTTGTGCGCCCCGAGCACCCAAGCCGTCATGCCCTGGAACTGAATCGTCGAGGAGCGGTCCATCTCGGGCACCAGCTTGTCCTTCACCGGCGGGCAGTTGTCCCAGAGCGGACGGAGGGCCGTGAGGTTGAAGTCGCGGGCGTTCTGGTCGTTGTCCTGGAGCACCAGCGTCGGGCCGGCCGCTCGCGCCGCGATGTGGCAAGTCAGCAGACGGGCCAGCAGGGTCTTGCCGCTTTGGATGCTGGCGAGGACGGTGACCAAGCGGACCTCGGGGTCCACGCAGATTCGCAAGGCCTCCGCGATCCAAGGGGTGCGCTCCGCGCGGAACGGCCCAGGCATCGGCGAGTCGGGGATGGCGTGCACGTTGTCCTCGCACCAGTCCACCACGTCGCCCGAGTCCGACGGCGCCAGCATCGAGCGACCCAGCGCGAGCAAAGCGGGGTCAGTCATAAAGGTCTTTCCTCTTCAGCTCGAGATACAGGAAGTCGGCGAAGGCAGACCAGTTCTTGAACCGCTTGGGATTCAGACGGCGGTCAGCGTGCCGCTTGCTAGGAGGCGGCATCTTCTTTCGCGGTGACTTACGCTTGCGAGCCATCGGTCGAAAGGTCGATGCGCGCCTGCCTCACCCAAGCGTCCAAGGCCTTCGCGGCGAGCGCCGGGTTGTCGGGGTTAGCCTTCTCGGCGACCTCGAGCGCCAACTTGTCGAGGCGGGCCAAGACCTCGCCGGCGAACGCGCGCACGCTAGCCTCCGCCACCTCACGCTTGATGTATTCCTTCGCGGCCAACGCCCGGCGCTCCTGCTCCTCCTCGAGCGCCATCAGGGTCTTCAGCGATTGGTTATACGCCGTCTGATACTTCCCCTGGTTGGGGTCGCCGCTCTCCATCGAGGCGTTCCATACGCCCTCCGCCCGGGCCACGAGCTGACGGTGCCGGCCGATCGTCGAGGCCAGCGTCCCGTCGTCGAGGGAGTTGAGCGTCGAGGGCAACGGCGCCGAGGTCACCGAGTTACGGTCCTCCCGCCACTTGAGCGACGCCTCAATGGAGTCCCGCGGCATCCCCTGCTTGATGAGCGCCGACACCCGCTGAGGCGTCACGCCCAGGGCGGCCGCCAAATCGAGGTTGCGTAGGGGCGTGCTCATAAGTCAGCAACCCCTAGAAAACCCGGGGGTTTTGCGTGATTTTTTCCCGGGGTGCG